GTTGCGAAGTAGGGCTTTGCGTCTGTGCCTTCAACGAACTGCGCTCCCCACGCTGCAACCGTTGCGCTTGTAGCGGTTCCTTCCCCTGCCCCACGGAGCCGCAGACGAATTGTGCTGCCCCCTGCGCCAGTCGTTGTAAACGTAAAGCGTTGATATGTAGAAGTTACTGTAATTTGACTTACTCCACCACTTGGCGAAACAAAACTAAATACTTTGGTTGTTCCGTCTGTTGTTCTTAAATAAATGCTCTGCGTCCTTGTTTCGGAAGTGTATGTAAACGCACCGCTTGCAAGTTGAGAAAGGTCAGATGACGTTGTTCCACCATTCAAATCAAACACAATTCTATCAGCAGTCATTGTCCCGTTAGGAGCCAGTTCTACATTTGCCGTAACTACTGGAATAAGAGCCACGCCTGCTTTTTCTTTTGCCCAATAAGCATCGGAAAACATTTCAGAGAACTGAACCAAATTCCACGGAGTACGTTCAATCACCCCTGCACTATTTGTACGGGTGGCATCGCTCGCACGGGTGAACGTCAAATCCCCCAATCCATCGGTTGGCTTTTGGGCGTATACTACATCCTCCTTGATTCCTTCGGGAATCAGTACCCAAGACGCTTCATCGTAAAAACTCATAACCAAGCCTGAATTTTAGCAACTGCACAGGCCTCTGCTTCGTAGTAGCCACCTGCTTCCGTCACTCGTTGTATATATAGATTGTTGATGTACGTGGCCGTAATGCCCACCAAGTTCGTTTCAGGGTGACCCCAGGAGAACTGATGGATGTAGCCCCAGTCGATGGAGTTATTCGCAGCAGCCTGCCCCCAACCTATGTCGTTGTTGACGGCTCCCTGCCCCCACTGAACTGTATTATTTACTTCGGACATTCTTCAGAAATTCAATTAGTTTGCGCTCGTTCTCGGGCTTCACCTTATACCTACATGTACCATCCGTTGAACGACTGGCCATCGGTGGGGTACATTTCTCCATTTTGATTCTCATAGTATTCAGGGGTCAATGATCCGTAGAATGTTAGGTACGATACAAGGCGTCTGCCGTAGTGTTCAGCGATGTCCCGCTCTCGTTGGATCAGGTACTCCAGCTCGCTCTTTTCAATGCCTTCGGAGTTCTCGCTCTGCTTCTTGAACACACCTCCGTTGCTCACCTTGTAGGCCAGGAAAGGCAGGATCTCGGTCATGGAATAGTGAACTAGCACGTCCTGCACGTAGTCCTCCAGCAGCGTTTCGTAGTTGCCTGCCAGGGTGTTGTTCAACACGTCCGTCTTCAAGCGGTTGTACAGTGCCGTGCCAAGCAATGCCTGGACGTGGATGTCCTGGGCGATTTTAATAAACTGAATCATCTGATCTCTGTCCACGTTGCCATTGATGGCCGTGCGCTTTACGAGATCCTCTGGGCTGATAAATAGTGGGTACATGCTTATATAACCTTATTTTGGGATTCCACGCTTTTGAGCGTACTCCTTTGTGTAACCTCGGTAGTCCTGATCGAAAGGAATCTTCGCCACCTTTGCATCGTTGACGGGTAACTTCACCCCCAACTTGCGCAGCTCGTTGACCGATATCTCGGAACGTGGGTTCTTCGGGTCTGGCTTCACGCCCTTTGATCTTGCCAGGTAGGTCTTGCGCATCCAGAAGTGCTTGCAATTCGGGCCACCTTTGTAGAGTAGGATGTCGTATGTGGCCGAACCACCCTTGCCAAACCCAGGGTTTACTGACTGTCCTTTCATCCGCTCAATGTCCTCAAGTCGGTACACCTTTCCAGCACCTAGCATCAAGCTGCAAAACTCACGTTCGCCACTTGGCTTACCTGCGTATGCGTATCGCACTCTGTAAGCGAATCCCTCCTTGGTCACTCCGTCCTGCTTGCTTGGCGCATTTGGGTAATCCCTTCCCGTGGAAGCGAAATGCACCTCACGCATCTTCACGATGTCCTCATCGGTCAGTGCGCTCTCATCAACGAGTTCCCATTCCTTCTCATCAACCTCTTCGCCAAGGTCAATCAATTCCTGCACCCAATCCCCGAAGGCGGAATCAGATGCTTTGGACTTTTTTTCACTCTTCATTTGGGTGATTACCGCAGAGGAATTGCCCGTGAACAAGGCCTTCGCTACGGACGGCTCAAACTGAAGCATCTGCACCAGGAAGGTGATTGCCTGGTCTTGGGTCAGAACGCCCTCCTGGACGGCTCGCATGATGTCCAGCGAGGACGCAATCTGCGCTCCGTTGTACGATGCCTCCTTCTGTGCGATCTCCTCGTTCACATCTGCTGGCAGCGTGGTGGTAACCTGCTCCTCTACCTTCACTCCCGTTTCTTCTTCAATCGTCTGTTGGTCGGTGACCTTGATGTCGTTGAACTCCAAAGGAGACAACGGCTTGAAGTACAAGTTCAATGCCGTGTTGTTGGCTGCAAGCAGCTCATCCAACGCACCGATGATGCCCAACTGGATGGGACGTATCACCGTGTTGTCCATCAGCAAATAGGCGTTCTTGATTTCATCCGCATTGCTACCCAGGCCACTGTTCTCCTTGATGCCGAATAGCATCGGGCTGGTCACTCGGTGACCGACCATGATCTTCTGACTGGACTCACGTGATAGGAACTCGTACTGCAAATGCGCCTCCGACAATTCCACGGGTTCAATCGTGGCCGCCTTGTTGGCATCGTCATTAAAGGCCAAGATCCAACGCCCTGCGTTGTTGCTGCCCTGCCACTTCTGGCCAATGGTAGAATTGATATTGTCCTGCTCCTCCTGGGGTGGGATCCCGTTGTTGAAGTTAATAATCATGGACGGAGCCAGGCCGTTCTTGATATTATTGATGTGGTAGTTCGCAACTTCCTCCTCCAATTCCGCATACGGCAGGGCTGCCATGTAGCGGGGTGGTGAGTAGTAGTAGGATCCTGCTGCGTATGGGCGGTAGAAATAGATCTCACGCTTCTCCGTTGACATTCCAAACGCCCCGATGCGGGTCACCTGGTTGCGGTTGCGGATCTTCTGCCAATCCCAGGCGTAGTAGTAGGCATTGATTTTGCCCTCCTCATCGCACTTCTCGGCACGCAAGGTCTGCACTGGCATGTGGGTAATCTCTGCGATGGCCGATTTGTCGGCATTCCACAACACTTGCAATGCTCCGTTGCCCAACCAATACACGTCACTAGCAAAGCGGTACACGTCCTCCTCACTCAACAACCGCTTCAGCTCCAGGTAGGCGGATGGGTTGGATGCAGAATTGGATGCGTCAAGGCCTTTGCCGTAGATCATGTCGGCAATTCCCGTAATCACGGCATTGTTGGTAGCGGAACCGACCCTGCGGTCAATCAGGTATTGGTAGTAGTTGTTGTCCTCCCCGTATTCCACCCAGTCAAGGCGGGGGTTCTCCACGATTGCAGGCGCAACGTAGGAGGCGAACTCAACCATTTTGATGTTGTTAGTGCCCATATATTTTGAATGTGTTGTTCATTGCTTCCTCAATCGTGTCAAGCACGGGTTGGTAGGTGCTGATTGTCTTGCCCTGCGGTAGCATGATGAATCGGTCTCCGCATAGGATCTTGGTGTTCACGAACTGACCCGTCACCAAGGTCTGCTCTGCGAAGCGAATCATGTACGGCACCTCGGCCTCAAGGCCCACCGATGAGTAGGTGAAACTAAACTCACGGGTGTATTTGTCGAATGTGGGGGAGGTCACGTTGTAGGTGGTGATGGTACGGCCGTCTTTGGAGTACAAAACCATCTGCACACGGAACGTTGTGCCGTATCCCGTGAGCGCATCGTTGCCGTTTTGCCAGTCCCGAATGGGCAAAGTCACCACGTTGTTGGTCTCAAATGATAGGAAAGTCATGCGTATATAACCCCCAACTCACACTTATGTGGGTATTAAAACAAAAAAGCCACCCGAAGGTGGCCTCTTTGCTCGTGTGTGTTATGATCAGGAACCCACCACGATGGTCGGCTTGGTGCCGAGCAATCCAGCAAACGGGTTGTTTGGAACTGCGCCCAACAAGAAGTTGGAAGGTACCCGCTCGTTGGCAGTCAACGTGATGTTGTAGCCAGTCAAGTCACCGAATGCAGAACCCGTCACGATGCTTCCGCCCGTAACCTCTGATCCGTGTTCCAATCCCATCACCCATGAGTTGCCGTTGTTGTCTTCGACAACGATCACGGGCTTTGCCCAGGCAAGCAACTTCACCTCTTTGTGGGTGTCAGCGTCTTGCTTCTTCAGAACCACGTTCAGCACCTGCTCAAAGAAGGTCGTGCCGTTCTCACGGCTTGAAGTGATGTTCTGCTCGAAGTTTGACGTACCCTTCAGGTCGTACTTGTAGGCGGTGGTGGCAGTGGTAGCCAGTTGGTCAATGACATCCGTGTCAGCGGTGTCATAGGATAATTGCGCCAGGTCAAGCGAGTTGATGAAGTAGATTGCATTCAATCCACCTACCTGGTCTTTGCACGGCTCTATGCGGCCGAGAGTCAATGAACATGCCATGATTTATTTTTTTTTATAGTCCTTATTTAGTTGAGTTTTCAATCGGTGACAATTTGCGCAAAGGGTTTGGAGATT